TTTTCTGCTTCAAGCTCAACGCGCAGCTTCCCTACCGTTAGCGCAATATCCTCGTTCTCCTGATCGCGGCTTTTGATGTATTGCAGGTTTCTTTCCTGTTCATCCAGCAGTGCCAGCACGGTAGCCGGGTTAGCCTCTGCTATGAATTCAGCGTTTGCATAAGCCTGAGCATCTGATTCAATCAGGCAGTTAACATGACATTCCGCAATCACGCCACCGGGTTCTCCTTTCCATTTTTGGCAAACAAAAACTCCTGTTAAATTGCCGTGCTGGTTAACAGATGTATGCCCTACGATGTAGCTTCCTTTAGTTGCTTTCTCTGCCTTTTCACGCAGTGCCTGATAGTTAATTTGGGTCACTCTTCATCCTCCAAGTCGGCAACGGCGTCCATCACATCAGAACCGCGAATAACCTCAAAAGCACGGCAGGCCATTTGAAATACCAGTTGCTCTTGCGGATGCGGTGATTCCCAATATTTGAATCCAGGGCGATGCGCGTACCCCATCATTGAATAAAAATCACCAGCAAGCTTAATCGCGGCATCAACAAGCTCTCTGTTAGTCATTCTTTTTCCGCTCACTGGTTGCCTCCTTTGCGAATCTGTTCCGCCCATTCTTCTAGGGATTTCTCCGCATATTCACCGGACAGGCCATCAATCGGGTGTGGTTCATTAGCCAACTCTTCTTTCGCTGACAGAATCATGCGTGTAACGTCGAAAACTTCACGTAAAGACTTATTGATAAATCCGTGATTGAAAGCAGCAGCAAGACGGCTTGCGGTATAGTTAATCCCCTCGTTGCGTGCTTCCGCACGAATTTCAGCCAGGAAAGCATCGGTGGCTGGAGTTTCGCTGTGGTGTAGGGCATCGTTGATAATCATTGCAGCAACACCAGCCTGCCCTGCATCCGTGACCGACACATGCTCAAGAGTTACGGCCATTGCGTGTTTCAGCCCCGCATTCTCCGCCGCCAGCGCCGAAAACTTCTCGTGTGCCAACTTAACAGCTGCATCAGCCTGCTTAATTGACTCAATCGCTTTCTGTTGGTCTTCGGACAGAGCCAAAATCTTGGCCTCCGCTTCAGCAAATTTACGCACCAGATATTCAGCATTTGTTTCATTCACTTTCAGATCTCGTGGTACACATTTCCCGCGAAGAAACCCTTCCATTTCGAAAACATTCATGCGCATGTGCGTAACTCCGATAACTCGTTAAAGCGCTCCATAAACATCCCGTAGGCATGGCTCGGAGCCAGTGGAATAACTTTGAACATTTCTGTTGCCGGGATACCTTCCAGTACTGGCCAGAAAGAGCCATCATCAAGCCCGAGATCGCGGCGTTCGGTTGCCAGCATGATGAGATCGGCATATTTCACAGGCGTGCTCATAACCGGGGGTAACCCGTATTTCTCACGGATTACGGCGTCTATTTTTTCTTCCATCCGTTTATAGTCAGGAAGAAGGCGTTTCAGTGGAGCGGGAATATCCTGGCAATACGCTTCTGTTGCATCATGCATTAACGCTTCAAAAGCAAATTCCTGCGGCACCAGCTGGCTGCAAAGCACCGCATGTTGGGCGACACTGTAGAAGTGAGAAAGATGACCGGCAAAGCGGCAGATATTTGAAAGGGAAACCGCGATATCGTTAATCACGATGTCGTCTTTATTTATCTTGTCATAATAAAAATGCTTCCCGGAAAAAGTTTTAATAAATGACATTTTGTTCTCCACGTTATATGCGCTGCACCGCTCTGAATTTTGATTGCAGCAATCCAGCCCATTTGACATGGGATGATTGCTGCAATTTTTTTAAGTTGTTGGATTTTGGCTTTTATCTTCTTTGTAAGAAAGAAGGTCACACATCAAATTAACTACCTTGCTGAATTGGAAAAGGTCAGCGCCAGTCTGATGACGCCACTGGAATGCTTTATCATCTTCATCATTAAATGTCTGAGATTGAGTATTGATGCGCGAAAAATGGAAATTTTCGGTAAGAATGAAGGTCACACCGCAACCGGATAACTCCATTTTATCAGCAGTGAAACTACTACTAAGACTATCGGCCAGTTCGCTTTGAATTGACTCATGCTCAGCTGAGTAGCGAATAATTTCCTTTTGATCTGCGTAGCGTGATAGCTGAATATAATTTCCGACAGTGAATCCTTCAAATGCATTGGCTGCACCATTGATGTAGTTATTCAGGCGTGTAGTCAGTCCATTCTTGATATCACTGATGTTGATTGTTTCTGTTTTCACTGAACCGACAACCTTAATCAGCATTGCGCATACCATACCAGCTATTATTTTATTGGTTGTGTTGATTACCAATAATTTCTCATCAGTGCTGTACAATGCAAGAATCAGCGTAGACTTAACAAATGCCTGTTTGCATAGATCTACTCGTACGTTATCAATAATGGCCAGTCGTTCGGCACGCTTTAATTTATTCCCGGACATATTTTCGATTGTTTGGATTCGAGAATTAGCTTCTTTCATGACGACATGTCGGGGAATTATTTTCTGATCATGACGGATTACCATTGCGTACCCACCAGATATCGGAGTTACCAGTTCATCAGTGACAGGATTCTCTACAAAAGAGGACCGTGAAAATTCTGTTTCCCCGATTTCAGAATAAGGGAGTTCGAGAAGATGACCTTCAATAGCCTGTATACTAGGTAATGTTGCTCGGTACACAATTGCGTTACGAAATTTTGGTAATTTCATTCTATTTTCCTCTGCACAAGATATTAGTTTCTCCACAAAACAGAGAAGAACACCTGCGGTGGCAGCCGCCCGGGTGGATTGGGTTATGAGCCCGTCGTCCGGTGATGCTCTTCTCTGTTTTGTAAAAAGAGCGGTACCAGCCGGAAGCAAGTGTACAAACTGGTACCGCCAAAGCAGTGGCTGTTGTGGTGGGGTTGTCACTCAGGTGTATGGTCAACCTGACAATCCGGTGTCCTCAACGGGGAAAGAGTAACCCCGCCATACTTACCGCCGCGCCATTTCGCGGATTACCACAACGCTGAGAGCACTTAGCCAGTTACGGCACCACACTTTGTCGCGGTTCCATAAATGCCCTCATCGTTGCACCCTGGTCTCTTCCCAGGCGTCAAACCGAATCGCCACGCTGGTTAGGCGTCTTATCAGCATCCTCATTGACTTGCACATTCCGGCTACCTGGTTTGTTTGCCCGAGCAAGGAGTGGATTGTCCCCTTTAACGTCCCCAGACCGCTAACGACGCATGTGCCATACGCCGTGTTACAACCAAATTTTGTTAGTACCTTGTTTGTTTGTCTGGAAAGAAAGATAAAATGAAGTTGCGCATTATGCAAGTGTTTTTGTTGCGAGATATGCAATTTAAAGGGTAATGAAAAGCCACCTTTGGGTGGCTAATTGATGAGGAGGTAAGGGTTAATTGTGTCGCTTAAGGGTTTGTGACTGGCTGATTAAGACCTTTCCAAAGACCATAAACCGGTGTTCATTTTCGCTGGTAATTCCCCATTCACGGTAAATCTGGTTATCAGAAATCACCAGTAGTTTGTCAGGTATCATTTGCAGTCGTTTGACATAAATTTTATCATCAAAACCAAATACATAGATACCATCTCCATCAAACTGATTGATACTGACATCAACGAAGATGAGATCTCCTGGCTCAATGGTTGGACACATACTGTCCCCACGAACGTTGATAACTTTAATGTGATTGGCTGGCCGTCCGCCAAACATCGATACAGCATTATCAGTTCTGTATTCAATGGCATGAATCACATCAATGACATCACCGCCCTGGATAAGGCCATTTCCCGCACTGGCACTGACATCCAGCATTTCAATACGGAATACATCCTTCACCTGCGCAACATCCTCACTAATACTGTTTTTACATACAGTATTACTTTTGACGTCTGAGGTAAAGAGATCAGCAATATCAACACCTAAGCTCCTGGCAATATTACTCAGGGCTTGTTCAGTGAATTGTTTCTGCTTACCTGTTTCCAAGCGTGAGATATTCGCCGCATCCACTCCTATTGCTTCAGCGAGATCGGCGATTTTCATGTTCTTCGCCTGGCGAAGTTGTCTGACTCGGTTTCCTATGTTCATGCGTTTATTACATTTCTTTATTGCGCGTTAAGCAAATCAACTTGCGCAAAATATTTGCGTGAAATAATATGCTCATCACGCAATATGTGGAGGTAATATGCAATCACCATTACGGAATGTGCGTAAGGCGCACGGATTTACTTTGCAGCATGTTGCTGCTGGCGTTCAGGTCAATCCAGCGACGCTGAGTCGTATTGAAAGACTGGAACAAATTCCATCTATCGATCTTGCAGAACGTCTGGCCAATTTTTTTAAGGGTGAAATCAGCGAAATGCAGATTCTTTATCCGGCACGTTTTCAATCTAGCCAAAACCAGAATGGGTTTAAACCACAGGAACAGGAGGTAAGCCGTGGGTAATCATAACTGGAAAGTGGAAAAACAGCCTGAGTGGTACGTGAAAGCTGTCAGAAAAACTATCGCGGCGTTGCCGGAGGGTTACGCTGAAGCTGCTGAGTGGCTGGATGTAACAGAGAACGCATTATTTAACCGCCTTCGTGCCGATGGCGATCAGATTTTCCCGCTGGGATGGGCAATGATTTTACAACGTGCTGGTGGCACTCACTTCATTGCTGACGCTGTGGCGCAGTCTGCAAATGGCGTCTTTGTGTCTCTTCCTGACGTCGAGGATGTGGACAATGCCGATATTAACCAGCGTTTACTGGAAGTCATTGAACAGATCGGCAGTTATTCAAAACAGATTCGTTCAGCAATCGAAGACGGTGTAGTGGAACCGCATGAGAAGACAGCAATTAACGACGAACTGTATCTTTCAATTTCGAAGCTCCAGGAGCATGCAGCACTGGTCTACAAAATCTTCTGCGCTCCAGAAAATAGTAACGCCCGCGAGTGTGCAGCTCCGGGCGTCGTGGCGTCGATTGCTTCTGGTTGTGGAGAAACTAACGCATGAATAGTTTAACGGCAAATAACCGTTTGTCGCAACAGCTGGTGGTCAGCGTCGCTGAACACCTGTTGTTACGGCATGAATGCAGATTACCAAATCACCTGGCTGTAAGTAACCACAGAGAACTTTACCTGACTGTGGGGGGCGAGTTGTGCAGGAACTTAACCGCTGGTTTCGTGACGGAAGAGGGCTTTATGTCCATGTTATTCGTTGGGAGCCAGAAACACAGCGCGTTATCTATCTTCGCAAAGACTACCCGCATGAGTGCTTTAGTCCTTTGTGGAAATTCAGGCGTGATTTTGTTGAGTGTGAAGGACCACCAGCATATTGATTCTGCAATTCCGGGACGTTACACTGCTCAGGCACCTTATAAAGCGGGTGCCGGGATTGGCGTCCTGAAATTGTCAACGGCGATGTATGACGCGCCAGCGTCTTTTTTATCGTCCGCATTTGCTCACATCCAGATTATGGTGGGCTGGGCGGGGGCACCGAAAGGTGCGCCGGTCTCCGTTGACGCCGGTTACGCCAACCCCGTCCAGTTCACCACCAGTGAAATTGGCGTTTCCGGTGGTGGACGTTTTTCACTGTCAACGGAGGCTGCCATCATGGCTACGATCCCAGCCCTCACTCAACCTGAAATCACCATTGACAACGGCCAGGCCGTTACCACTTCTTTGGCTGTTGCCAACTTCTTCTCCAAGCGTCACGACGATGTGCTGAAAAAGATCCGCACTCTGGATTGTTCCCCAGAGTTTTGTGCCCGCAATTTTGCGGAGACATCGATTTCGGTAAATCAACCGAACGGTGGTACACGCAAGCTCCCTTGCTATCAAATCACACGAGACGGTTTTGCGTTTCTTGCTATGGGTTTCACGGGTAAACGTGCTGCCCGGTTCAAAGAGGCATACATAAATGCCTTTAACCAGATGGAGAAACAGCTTTCAAAGCCCGCTGTACCGAGCGACGTTGCACATAACGCCAGCGTTCTCTGTTCCTACATTTCATCAATTCATCAGGTCTGGCTGCAGCAGCTTTATCCTATGTTGGCAAAAGCCGAATCTCCGCTGGCTGTTAGCTTATATGACTATATTAATGATGCTTCGGCGCTGGCCTGTCTCATAAATTTGTCGCTGAACCCTTCAGAGGTAAGGGGGCGCAAATGATCCGGAATATTTTCAAACGGTTTACCAATCATACTTTCCGTTGTCCTCGTCCGGGTCAGTGGTACACCACGCCTGCTGGGCATGTTCTACGTGTTAGCCTGGTTGACCGTGAATGTCAGAAGGTGGTTTGTGAACCGCTGGGCCGTAATTACCGCGTCAGTATGCCGCTTATAGCCTTTTGCTCCGGAAAAATGTTTAAGCGTCTGGGAGGTGTGGCGTGAACTGTTTTCAGTTTGTGTGCGGATGTGCTTTCGATAACCCGATTCAGCGCCTGATTATGTTGCGTGTTTTGATGTCGGGTTCTTCAGACGGTGAAGGCGAGAGAGTTATTGATCATCAGGTGCTTGCTGATTTCTGCTGTTGTTCTAAGCAAGCGATATTCAGGGAAACCCTGGCACTGGAAAGAGCTGGTTATCTTCATATCCGAAAAATTGCAACGCTTACTATTGATGCAAAAGCCAGACTACAACCTGCGCGTGGCTACACAATTCTCATGC